ACCAGGACCAGTAGCCCCAGTAGCACCCGTGGCTCCCGTAGGACCAGTCGGGCCAGCAGGCCCAGTAGGACCAGTAGGTCCCGTATCACCTGTATCACCTTTGACTCCTTGAGGACCTTGCGGACCAGTAGGCCCCGTAGCTCCAGTAGCGCCAGTAGCACCTGTCGCACCTTGCGGAATAGTGAAGTTGAATACTGCAGCTGATGAAGTTCCAGAATTAGTTACTGAAGCACTGGTTCCAGGGGAACCTGTTGTCGTAGTACCAACAGCAATAGTCGCTGCATCGCCAGCAGGTCCTGTAGCTCCTGTAGCACCTGTCGCTCCCGTAGCTCCAGTTGCTCCTGTTGCTCCCGTGGGTCCTGCGGGTCCAGTAGGGCCAGCAGGACCAGTTGCGCCTGTAGCACCTGTAGGTCCAGTAGGTCCAGTAGCACCTGTAGGTCCAGTAGCTCCAGTTAGTTCAATAGCTACCAAATTGATGGCTAAATCGATAGCATCTGCTGATTGAGACGATACCTTTACTGAGTATGTGTAAGTGCCTGCAGAAGGAGCGTCTACATACGCAAGAGATACGGCAGTGTCGTAATTTGCAGTCGTAAACTCAGCGTCCATTTCCGCTGCTGAACCAAGCGATGTAGTGCCTCGATACAAACGAAGAGTAATGTTTGCAGGAACGGTGTCCGCGTCTGCGTCACCTCCGACAGATAGGTAGACGGGGCCACCGCTGGTAGTAATCGTTAGCGAAGCGGTGGTGTACGGAAGTGTTGCGCCACTAGGTACTGTTCCTGCGTAGTAATCTGTGGCATAGTTCATGTTTCCCGTAGAACCAGCTGCTCCCCACACAAAAGTACCATCGCCTAAACTTTTGAAGTACTGACCATTAGCACCTACGCCAGGGAAGTCGGTCAGCTCCACAAGCTTGTGCTTGTGGTCTCCAGGGGCTGCCTGGAAAGTACCTTTCCCTAGTGTGTGGTGTTGGGCTTCTGCACGGGTATCGACATCACTATTGGTGTGAAAATCGTTTACGACATCAGGAGTCGGGCGGCGATTGTCCGAAGACCCAATCCCGCTACCTGTAAAGTCGTTTTCCGCCATAGTTTCAGTCTACTACTGGCAACTATCGCACTGCAGGAGGTCCATCGGGTCGACGGCAGGAATCGGGTATCCGTTGATTGATTGAGAGTTTTCGTTGTCCATTCGGACATTGTATTACACGATTTTGGGGTCAGACCAAATGTTGTCGCGTGTCTGGAAAGTAAGCATGCCAGAAGTGCTCCACTCGCCCTTGAGATTGGTAAACCACGACGAGCCACGGTCACTTGACGGTCCGACAAACACCCATCGAGCATCTCCAGACTGGTACATACGGAAGCTGTGCCAGTGCCCAGAAATCAGGATTCGTGCTTGTGCGGTAGGCATGTTTCCGTGAGACTGTCCCTTCCACCAATCACCAATCTTGTCGGGCCCGCCTGCTTGGTGTCCGTGGACCACGCCAATCTTGCTTCCACTGGCCTCGAAGATTAGCGACTCGTGGTACAGGTCAGGCGTAATCACAGGGACCTTTGTAGCGACACGAATCATGTCGGCTAACGCAATTCCCCAATCGTCGTGCACATCGCCTTCTGCAGACTTGATTGCGACACGGCTCTGACCGTGGTTTGACGGCACAGCGACATAGCGAACAGGAGCGACTTTCGACAGTAGGTCAAGCCCTGTCAGCATCAACTCAAATGCTTGAGAAATCTGCGCGGGTAGCGACAGGCTGTTAGTGCTTCGTTGGCTCGAAATGTTGTAGATGTTTTCGATGGGGTCTCCAGCATCGACAACCACGATTTCGCAGTTACCGTTGCGGTCTGCTTCTTCGGCTGCGCGATGGAATGAAGTCAGTGCCTGTTCGATGGTTTCTTTGTGGTCGCCATTCCAGTCTTTCTTGCCCAACTGCAAATCTGCAGGGACAAGAATCCTGGACGCTCCGCCACGAGTCTCTTTACCGCTGACATAGTGGAACCCGTCAAGTATCGACCTAAACTCTTCGGGGTCAATCGAGTACACCGTGTCTTTGGGCTTACGCCTACCGCTAACTTTGAAGGCGTGAAGAATACGAATCCCATCCTTCTTGGAGCTTTGTTCCCACTCGCTAAATCGCCAAGTGTAATCCCACTCGTCAGGGTTTAGTCCTTTGGACTTGATGAACTCTTCTACATCGTTAGTGGTGAGTTCTTTTTCGGACGGTCGACTTGTACCGTCAAACTCTTCGCTACCGACATTCCACGAGTACCCACTGGATACAGAGTTGACACTACCTTGTCGTCCAGCTTCGCCGTGTTCTTTGTGTCGGCGGATAGACGCTTCGCTAACGCCAATCTCTCGACCAAGGACTCGGTTGCTTTTGTTGAGGTCCAAACGGATTCCACGGGAATCTTCCCAGGCACATGTCGTGCAGGTCATTGCAGGCATACGCTAATACTAGGACAAATCTGTCCAGGATGTGCCATCCCAGCGTTTTGCAACTGTCAAGTCAACCCAGGCGCTTCCGTCCCAGCGTTTCGCAGTTGTGGCATAAATCCATGCGGAACCGTCCCAGCGCTTACCGCCAGCAGGAATAAACACGCTGCCTGAAGTTGTAAACGCTGAGTTGCCAATCGAGTTGGTCGCGTACACGCGGAACAAGTAAGTCTGTCCAGGGGTGAGATTGGTGTAGGTGTACGCCTGCGAAGTCATGGCGACAGCAGTGGACCAAGTGCTTCCACCATTGCTGGAGTTTTGCACCCAGTAGCCCGTAATGCCTGTGCCTGTTGCGTTACCTGCGACAACGGCAACATCTCGGTTGGTGCGCGTGGCAGTAATCGAAGCAGGTGCGGTCGGGATGCCGACAACATCGGCGCTCGCGGACCACGGCCCAACACCGTCTGCTGTCTTGACGCGAGTCTGGTAGTAGTACTGCTGGGTAGCCGTCAAACCAGTGACATCAATGGTGCGGTCAGTTCCCATACTGACATTTGTTCCCCAAGTGGAGCCGTCAGTGCTTTGTCGGTATTCGTAATCCGTAACTGTTGCTGTTGTTCCTGAAGTTGCCGACAGCACAGTAATCGTCGTCCCTGCGGAATCACGGGTCAGTGTCGGTGCGGCGCTCGGAGTTCCAGGAAGCGGGTTTGTTGTAAAGGTTTTGCTCGTAATCGTTGCAGTACCCAGCGGGCTACCGCCTGCGTCAGTCGCAGTAGCTGACACCGTAATTGACTTGTTGCCGTTGGTGTCGTGCGTAATTGTTTTTGTGCCAGTACGCAAGGTTTCCGTGTTGTCGACGCGGAAGTCATAGTTCCAGGAACCCGTGTAGTTAGTGCCGTCAATGGTGACGCTGTAAGTTCCATTGCTCAGGTTCCACGATGCGTTGTTTCCGACAACACGAAGCGTAAAGCTTACAACAGAAGTGTTGCTTGTTGTATTCGGGGAACCGTCAGTGACATCGAGGTACAGAACCGCCTCGGGTCTGCCACTAAACGCATCGGACCAGGTAGTCATCTACTGACCTACCAGAACCAGAGGTCGCCAGCTGCGTTCGCCGTAGGTTCTCCTGACTGGACAAAAATCGTGACAGGCGGACTCTGCAACGCCCACGCACTGCCCGTCCACACATAGCTCAGCTTGGTGTTGGTTTCGTAAATCTGCTGACCCGCGTAAGGGGTGCCAGGGCGGGTGCTGGAAGTCACAATCTTGGCACCAGTCGCCGTGTCAATGGCCTGGAAGTTTTGGTTGAGCTTGTCGATGTCAGCCGTTTCGTCGGCACCACCAATGCTGGAGGAACCGCCACCAGGCAAGTACAACGCAAGTTTGCTTGTGTATGTGGGCATTATGCCTCCAAAGTCTTAGGGGAACCCGCTTCACTAATTGTAGTGGCATAAAGTGAAATGTCTGTGAGGATGGCTTTGCGAACCTCAGGGTCTTTCACATGCGTGGTTATTGCTTCAACAATCTTCATAATAATAACACGCGCATCTTCCAGGCTTTGCTGGGCAGGGTTCCACTCGTTTGTAATCGCAAACACCAGTTCGATAGCTTTGTGGTCGCCTGCTTCGGCGTTGCTAATCAAACGGTTTCGCAAAGCGGGCAACGCTTCACGGTAGGCGTTTTGGCTGTACTTGTTGTACACCTCAAAAAACAGGGGTTGTTTCAGCCACGCTTGGAAGCGGGGCATGGGTACGCCCAGTTCTTTCAGTTTGGTCGACAGTGCCCGCTTGTCAAACGGGTCGGACAGTTTCAGCAAAGTGGTTTGCTGTTCCATCGACAAACCGTCTTTTTCGGGGTCGAAACTCACACCACGGTAAGCCAATGCGTCTTTGAACTCTTGCGTCAGCACAACTTTGCTAATCGTCTTTTTCGGCATGTTCGGCAACAGCATGGCAATGTCGTCGACAGAAGGCACCACACCGTTGACACGGTACGCCGTATCAAAGGCACTCACCGCATTGCGAAACGCAATGTCGGTGAAGCCGTCAGGGGTGGCAATCTGCTTGAACTTACCTGTCGGGTCCGCTACCTGGATGCCACCCTCAAACGCCTCAATCTCGGTCATTGAAATCCTTGTTCGCAATCGACATCACCATCATCAGGATGCTGCCAATCAAAAACCAAATGAAAATAATTCCGTCGAGCATTGTCATAGCGTTTCCTGTACCCAATCCGCTTGCGCCTTGCACAGGGCCGTGCAGTCGAAGCCAATCTCGTCAAATGCTTGGCACAACTCTTTCGGCATGTTTTGGGTTTGCCCTCGCATGTACCTGTTCAGAGTTGCGGGTTGGATTTTGAAGTCTTTACAAAAACGCTGAATCGAACCTGCCACCGTCCGAGCAAAAACCTCCATCGGGCTTTTCTCACCCACCGAGGAGTATTTGTTCGGTAGCGTCGTCTTGTCAATTTTCTTCCTTTCGCTGGTACGCCACAGCTTGTACGCAACCGTCAAGCTTTCCGTGCCGTACTCGTCCTTCAAAATCGCTTTAGCGTCGACACCACGGTTAGCGCACTCTTTCCCGAGGGCTATGTTTTGTCGGTCGCTAATGTCGGTGTAAATGCCTGCTTCCAGGTACACCATGGTCATCTTGCCGAAGTCGTTGCGCTCACAAAACGCTTTTTGCGTCAAGCCGCACAACTCGCGCAGTCGTATGTACGGGTTTTTCATTACAGCTGCTTCAGCAAATCACGCAGGTCGTCAAGCTTGATTTCGGCAATCACCAAAGCAGGCTCACCCACCCAACCAACAGGCATCAGCGCAACGGTGCCACGCGAGTTGTCGCGGATGGCAACAAAGTGCTGTGAGTTAGCGTACTCAATCATTTCCCGTGCAGCTTTCATCAACGGCTGTTCTTCACTGGACGAACCAGTCGTAACCGTCGGTGAGCTCACTTCGGATGCGCTTGAGCTTGCCTTTGAGGTTGTCTTTTTCGACTCGGACATGTTTCTCCTTCTTGTTGTTACGGATGGTAATGCGGTACTGCTGCTCGAACTGGCTTCGCGACACGACAGAGAGGTTGTCACCGTCATACACAAGCCAATCACCCACGGTCATTTCTAGCGGACGCTCTGTCGGTTGAAACCACAGAACACCCATCGCGGTGTCGAACTTCAGAAGACTGAACTGGTCCGAATCGCCAAAAGCGTTCGGAGCCACCACATTCAAGTACATGCTCGCCAACATGTCGATGCTCTCCTCGCCCTCAAGCTGGATAGCCAACACCGTGGCCTTCTTGCGGACAACATGCAACACGGGGTTAGCGTACCGTACCTTCTTGCGGGCCTTCATAGTCGATAGCGTACCACGGGTTCGCAAAAGTTCGATGCGAGTTACCCCTAACTATGGAAACAAGTGGACGAATCGCATACAACATCATTGAGACTATGGATTCATCGCCACCGAGCGAGAGCAACTTGATAACTACAGAGAGACACGAGACAACTAACAGGATTCCCCTGACACCGTGTCAGGGGACTAACAAAGAAAGGTCCAACTATGGACAACCCAACCCCATTCGAGTCACCTGCGGGCGACTCGGATACTCCCCCTCCAACCGCCCCCGTCCACTCGGACGGTTGGCACTACACCGCTAACGGGTTCGAGCGATACCAAGACGGTCGACCCATTGCCACGGCAACGGCTGACGCTATTGCTGAGAAACTGACTAACGCCCTCGAACTGGCGCGGACGCTTGGCGACCGCATCACTCGACTCGAGTCGGAGCAGATTGACGGTTCCGACCCCCGCCTCGCGAATTTCTGGGCTAAGGCTCAGGAACTGGCAGACAACGCTAACCACTGCGAGGTCTTCGACAACATTGCCGAAGCACTCGGCGGTCCCCGTAGGACTCGTGAGTACTTCGTGAATGTCTCGGGGTATGTCACCGTTCCCGTCACCTACTCGTTCACTGTCGAGGCTTCCGACCCCGACGAGGCTCGTGAGCAAGCCGAGGAACTGTTCTCGGACATGGACGCGAGCGACCTCGAGGATTACGCGGACTGGTACTCCGCCGACCTCGACACCTACTCGGTTACTTCCGAGGCGGAACTGAACTAATCACCGAGGGCGGGGAGCAATCCCCGCCCTCCCTATCCTCCGACAGAAGGAGAACCGTGAACCCATACGCCGAATGTCAGTGTGACGGGAACCGATGCCCGAAACACGATAACTAAAAATTGTCCCCGCTTCGGCGGGGGCAATTTTTTTTTTTTCTTATCAACTGGAAACAAGTGGACCAACTGGCTGTTCGCTTGCTGGCAGATTGGTTTATGAAAGGAGGTAAGCAAATGGCTTACATCATCACCACCGACCACATCGCGGACACCTACTCGCCCCCAGGGACGAACCTGAACGCGCACGGTCTCCACCAGGGAGACCCCTACAAGGAGACCGAGCCGATGCTTCAGTTCCGAATCCTGGACGATGACGACGAACTCTACTACGAGGGCATTGTCACCGACAACGAGGACATTCTGGAAGTGCTCGACTGGGCGACAGCCAACGCTGGCGCAACTCAAATGCTCATCACTCGAAACGGCGTTGTTTGGGAACAACTCGTGTAAATGACGGGAGCCCCTTCGGGGGCTCCCGATTTCTTTCTTCACTCTGGAAACAAGTGGACGAACGGGCTGGTCGCTCGCATTAGATTTTTCACATAACTAAATACCATTTCACAATCTGAAAGGCTAACAATGGGTAATCCAATCACCGTCGAACCCAAAGTTTGGGAAGACATCCACCGCGCATATGTCGCGGAACACATCGGAAAGGCAATCGACATTTGCGATGACATCGCGAACAGTCTCGCCCTCTACGCGATGACGGGACAGAGCGTGTACTGGAAGGACGCTTTCTCGCTCATCAACCACCTTGCGGAACGCGCTCACGGTGGCTCCCTGAACCGTGTCCGCGCCATCGCGTACTTTGTATGCGAGGCTTGCGATTCCGACATCTGCGAACACGCGGACCAGTACAACTAACCATCAGGGGAGCCCCTACGGGGGCTCCCCCCTACCGAAAGGCACCCGATGAAATACATCATCGAAATCGAGATGGGCAACGACGCAATGAGCGAACCGTGGCAGGTCGCGCAGGCACTCTACGCTCTCGCGGACGGCTTGGCGGATTCTGAAGAGTTCACGACACGCAACATCCGTGACTACAACGGCAACACTGTCGGCTTTGGCGCACTGACCAGAGGAGATGAATGACCCCTCCAGTAATGGGGGTACCCCGAAAGGGGTACCCCCACCAAAATCTCATCTGGAAACAAGGTGGACAAACTAGCCGTTCGCCATTTCGCGGGCTGAATGTCAGAACGAGATAGCCCTATTTCCGACCGTCCGACTCTCTGTCGATTGCCGTCCGACTGTCTGCACTCTGTCGCTCGACCCGACTCAATCGACCTCGAGCCCGTCCGCCCCGAGCCCGCCCGTTAGGGCTGGGGCTCGTGGGCAGGGCTCGAACTGAAAAGGAGCGCCCCCCGCTTTTTCTTGTTTTCGGGGGTTACGCTCCTTGATGGAGCGTACCCCCGAAAAATAGTCTTGTCAAGTGAGAAAAGGGGTAAGAAGGTTTTTCCGCGTGTTGTCGGCGCGACACGCCCCCGACTAAAAAAGCCATAAGAAAAGACCCCCGCGTTTTCCCGCGTGAGTCCGTCAAGGACTCACGATACCGAGATTTTTCGCGAAACCTGACACGACACGCCGTTATCAAACTGTTACCAAAAAAGTGTTGATTTAGTGTTGCGTACGCTAAATCTATGATAGGTTTTGTATGTAACGGGGCAACCGCCCCACCAACTGAAAGGCAAAACAATGCGATTCACCGTCACAACAACCGACAACAACGGACAGACCGTTTCCAGCGAAATCGACGCGAGCCAACTCGCAGACTTTGTTTGGGGCTTGACCCGCTATGTCGTCGAGGGAACTTTCTCCTCGCTCGAAATCACCCGCACCGAAGAAACCAACTGAAAGGCAACACAATGAGCGACACAATCACCGAGCGCGACCTGCTCGAAGCAGTGCACGGGGCAGTTATGGAAATGCTCCACTACATCGACAGTGACAACGCCGACGACTACGACGATGCACTGACCGAATACGCCGACGGGCTCATCAACCCCTACTACTACCAAGCCATCGAAGAGTGGATGGTAGCGGGATGCCCCGACATCGAAGAACTCGGGGGAGAGTACCCGATTCACGACAAGGACGACACCACGCTTCAGCGCATCGCTCGCGAGGCGAGCCACGCAATGTTCTACTGGTACCACGCCGAACTTGCCCGCGAACTCGACGAGCAACTGAACGCACGGAAGGCAGGCAACTAATGAGCACCAAGTTTGAGCACTACCGCGATGCGTGGCTATGCCCCGATTGTATGTTGGTGAAGAACGAGAAGTTCGACCCTGAACTGACCGACAACACTGACCCGAACTACGCCAGCACGGGCGAAGGCATCATCGACTTTTCTAAGAGCCCGTGCGACCTATGCGGAAGCCCGCTACACGGCGAGCGCTACCGTTTCGCACGATGGATTCAGGGAGCCCCGAGCGTAGGCGACAAGGTGCCCTGCCCTAATCACGACGGGGAGTTCGACTGCCACCCGTTCTGCCGTGTCTGCGAGGGACAGCAGGAGTACACCTACACGGGGTACCTGCCCTGCCAGACTTGCGCGAAGCCCGTGCCTGATGATGTCTGGCGCGAAGAACTGGGCTTTTGCCAGCCCTGCCAAGCCGACTACTTCGACCACTCCGAGGAGGAGAACTAATGTTTGCGATGATTACCAACTGCGCCCGATGCGGTGCCGAGGTCTGGTGCGAATACACCCGCGAGCCCGTGAACTGTAACAACTGCGACAACAAGGAGGACAACTAATGTTTAGATTCACTGAACAAGAACTGCGCGACTTTCTGAACGAGCAATCGAAATACTGGGACGAGGATGCCCTGAAGGTTCGCGAATACGACGAGTACGAGCCCTATGACTACGGCTACTCTATCGGCGCTCACGAAGCCTACGAGTTTGTTCTTCGATTTCTCGAAGAGTACAAAGCGGAGGAGGACCGATGATTACGCACCGCGCCATTGACCTCAACATTTTCTTTCGCGAAGAGTGGGACGAGAAGCACGGAGCCTACATTTCTGACAAGTTGTTTGTCGATGTCTACGACTACTGGCACTACCGCTACGAGAACGGCGACACGGGAAGCGACCACGCCGAGGTAGGCATACTCATCGAGTGCACTCCCGAAGAGACACGCCTACTGCGCCGTGCCTACCCCGAGTTCGAGTACGGCTATGACTGGTGGATTCACTATGACGAAGCCGTACTGCCCGTCACACTGCACGAAAAACTAAAAAGCAAGTTGGCTAATGTTCTCGTACCTATGGTACGCTAATACCAAAACTGAAAGGCAATAATGGAAACTGTACAAAAGCACCCCGTCAAGTCATTTCGCACCGCACGAGTAGGGCAGATGATGACGATGAACTACGCAACCGACACGCAATACGCCGTGACCATCACCCAGACTGGCTCGACCGACTGGGGCACCTACTGGGCAGAACTCACTGACCGTCGTGGCGTGAGCATCATCGTCAAAGACACTGACCTTGACAAGTTCGACCTGAAAGCGGTGAAGAAGTATGAGTAAGCAACTGCGAGAACTGTTCAGCAAACTCAAGGACGCGGGCATAGAAGTCCGCGACACCAAGGCGGGCTGGCAGATACTCGCCCCAGACGGTAGCACCATCACCGTCCACCGAACAGAGTCCGACCATCGGGCTATGAAAAACACGCTGGCTCGCCTCAAGCGGGCTGGAGTCCAACTAGACAAGGAGACTGACTTGGACATCAAAGCACGAAAGCAGACCATCGAAGCAGTGGAGAAGACACTCGCGCAGATGGGCAACCCCGAGCAGTTCTCGGTGTCGAGAGTGTACAGCGCCCTCGAGATGGCACCGCAGACTGTTTACCGAGCCCTCGACCAGATGGGCTACCACAAGGCTGGACACGGTGTCTGGGCTCGTAGCACTGCCACGCAGGTAGAAGAAGTCGCGCAAGATTCGACTGATTACGAAGTGTGGGAAATGAAACTGAACGCAATCCCGACAAAGGAGTACACCGTGGAAGCGCCCAAGCAGGAGCCCGAAGAACGCGAGTTTATCGACTCGAAGGACTCGTTCACCATTGACCCCAAGGACATCAGCGACCTGACCATTGACCAGTTCGCTCGCACTATCGCAGTGTCGGGGCTCAAGTTCGAGATTCGAGTGTGGCGATGATGGGCTGGGTCGAGCCTGACGGCTCGTATGGCGTGGGCGCGATGCTCACCTTCCCGCCCGACGCACTGACCGAAGAGCAGTGGACAACGCTTATGGAACTGCACGACAGTGACCGCTACGAGTATGTCTGCCGAATCCTTGAGGAGAAAGAATGATGTACGAAGTCGAAGACATCTACACCTGTAACGGGTGCGATGACGAAATCGAGATGAGCCTCGCTGGTGAGATTCACGCAGGGATGGCTATTCTGTCGGGTAACTGCCCCGTATGCGGTCACGAGATTGAGACCGACTGGGTTGAGGTGCCTGAAGACTACGGCTACGACCCTGATGCTCGGGCTGACCAGCAACGCGATGAGGATGCGTGGTACCGATGAGAAAGCGCATCTGCTACGACCAACACGCCTATGTCTACGACAAGTACAATGACGGGCACGAGTTCCTCGCCTGTACCCGTTGCGGAGTTATCTTTATGGACACCCGCAACCGCCTGACCTACCAAGAGCGCAAAGACCTCGTTATCGGAGTTTTCGCAGCCCTTGTCGGGCTACCGATTATGTGGGCGTTTATCTGGATGTATTGGATTGCGTTCGGATGAGCATAACGGAACACAGCGTGATGCTCGCGTTGCTCAACGCCGAGCGTCCGCTGACAGCCAAAGAGATTGCTCAACGCACGAGGACCTCGCTCGCTACGGTGTATCGAATCTGTGCGGAGAGCCCTCGAATCCTCAATGTAGGGGGCAGACCCGTTCAGTTCTACGCTAAAAGGTACGATGAACTAGACGCTAAACACATTCTGGTCGAATACGAACAGCCCGCCGAGGGATGGCTAGAATGGATTGAGAACGCTAACTGGTCACTCCAAGACCTACTTGATGTAAGCACACACGACATAAAGACACGAACTGCCAAGGCTGACGCTTTACAAGCGCTGGGCGTGATGTTTATGTCACTGGCTAACGACATTCGAGAAGGCATCGGACGACCTGACTGGCAAGAACTACTGAAAAGGAAAAACAAGTAATGCAAACATTTCTCCCCGTAGCAACTGACGACTTCTCTGAAGTGGCCGTGTTGCTCGACAACAAGAGACTCAACAAGCAGGCACTCGAAGGCTGGCAGATTATGTTGACTCTGCTCGAACTCGACCCCGCAGGCAATCACCGTCAGCCGAAAGGCTGGGTCAATCACCCCGCTGTGCGTATGTGGCACGGCTACGAATCGTCACTGTGCAACTATGTTGTCGAGATGGTTGTGGAATGGAAGCGCCGTGGCTACCAGTCCACCATCGCAGACAAGGCACTCAACACCTACGACCGCGCTCTCGAACTGGGGCTCCTCTACGAGACTGGCTCCGCAGACCTTCCGCACTGGATGTCTGACCCCATCTACGATGACCTTGCATCCAGCCACCGCACAGCCCTGCTGTCGAAAGACTATGGCTGGTACAGCCAGTACAACTGGGCTGAAGACACTGGAGAGCGCCCCGAAGTCTACGAGTATGTCTGGGTAAACAATGCTCAATGAGTTAGTCACTCAACTCCATCTCGAAGCAGAAGCCCGCGAGAAGAAGCGCAAGCAACTCGAAGCACTGCTCGGAGAGATGGAGCAGGCAGACAAGCGAGAAGCCTCGACCCGTGCCCTGTTGCGTGATGCGCGTCGTGCAACAGAGCGTGAGGAGAAACGAGCAGAAGCCCTCGAGCAGGCACAGATTGTCAATGCGGACATCGAGCGCCTGAAAGAGCAGTTTGCTCGGCTCGCAGAAGGCAAGCCGTGGTACTCGGGCAGTGACGAGGTAGCCCCCATTCTGCCCTTCCAGTGGGACGGTGTGCTGTTCGGGGCTGGCGCGAAGCGCTGGATTCTCGGTGACGGGATGGGGCTTGGCAAGACACGACAGAGCGTGGGCTGGCTGGACCTCGTGAAAGCCAAGAAGGTGCTCATCGTGTGCCAAGCAGACATCTGCGACCAGTTCGCTGGTGAGGTAATGGAGTTGGCTCCGCATCGCAAAGTGTACAACTTGTACAGAAAGAAGCCGAAGACTCGTCACGCCCTGATGGATGCGATTATGTCCGAGACCGAGGCTGTCGTCATTGCCAACTACGAAATCTGGCGCAGAGACAACGACCTGCTGGCTCGCTTGATGGAGTGGCAGATTGACTCGCTCATCGTGGACGAGGCACACAACCTGAAGAACACCGCGAGCGCCAACTACAAGTACATCCAGATGCTGTGCAAGGTAGACAACACCTGCCCCAACTGTGGCGGGCTGATTCGTGGGCTGTACATCAACGAGCAGTCAAAGATGAAGATTGCCAAGCCGTGCCCTAACTGCAAGTGGGTCAAGGGTATGGACGAGCGAGTTCGCCACACCTTCGCACTCGACAAGTGGCTGTCGACCAAGAGCCTCAAGAACATCTGCTTCACTACGGGGACACCGCTACTCAACAGCCCCCTCGACATCTACGCGCTGTTGCACTTGTGCGACCCGATTCTGTTCAGCAGTCAGCGCTCATTCACGACCTCGTTCTGCATCCAGAACTACCACACAGGCAAGATGGAGTTCCGTGACGGGCAGATTGAGAACCTCAAGCCCCTCATCGCTGGACGCTTCCTCGCTCGCAGCCGAACTGACGCAGGCATCGTGTTGCCCAAGCAACGCAAGCACCTTATCCGTGTAGACATTGACGGCGAGAGCCACCCGAAGCAATACAAAGTCATCAAGCAACTCACCGAGCGAGCACAGATTCTGCTCGAGTCTGGCGAGGGGCTGACCATTATGCACCTCATCTCGCTGATTACCCGTAAGCGCCAAGCGAATGTCTGGGCTGGTGGCATCGAGGTCAAGGATGCTGACGGCAACATTGTCTTCTCTGTCGGCTCCGAAGTACAGGAGTCAGCCAAGTTCGATGTGGCACTCGAGTACATTCTCGACATCCACAAGCAGGGCAGACGACAGGTTGTGTTCAGTCAGTTCACTACTGCAATCAACGCCTTCGCTGACCTACTCGAAGAGCACGGCCTTCGTGTCGCCAAACTGACAGGCAAGACACCGAAGAGTTTGCGTCAAGAAATCAAGCGCAACTTTTTCCGTGGCTCGGGCGAAGAACCCTTGTGGGACATCGTGCTCTGCAACTACAAGACTGGTGGCACTGGGCTCAATCTGACCGATGCCACCGCCATCCACATCATCGACGAAGAGTGGAACCCTGGCAAGCGCGACCAAGCCTACGCCCGTACTGACCGCATCGGGCAGACAGAAGAGAACGATGTGTATGTCTACCGCATCCCCGCATCTGTTGATACTTGGATGGCAAACACGATTCACCGCAAAGAGCGTATGGTGTCGGAGTTCTCTGATACGCTAACGAAAGATAAAGAAGTTGAGGTCACTGCGGAAAGCATCCTCGACGCAATCAAGACAGGAGAAATGCTGTGAACATTGTCGCCTCATCGTGCTGGGGATGTGTCACTGGCTTGCACTTCGAGTGCCTCGCACCTGTCGACGAGACTGAAGAAGGCTTCGTACACTGCTGTTGCTCACTGGCACAAATCATCATTGATGATGTCGAAGAGAAGCGCGGTGTCGGACGACCGATGCTGGATGTGTCGGAGATTACCGACATTCGTTCGACAGGGCGTAAGCGGGCAGCGATGCTGTACCCCATCTTCGCGGACATGCAGTGCGAGTGGGCGTTCCTGCGTTACGCAGGCGGTGGCATTGAGCCCATCATCGGCTGTGACGGCAACATCATCCAGCCCATCAAGCACGGCCCGAACAAGGGAGACCGCCACCACGGACCCGACAAGTCCGTCATCAACAACAGCCCTGACAATGTGCACCGCATCTGCTCCCCGTGCCACAACCGTTGGCATGCCCAGAACAACAAATACTATGGCGAGCGTCCGCCCGCTGACCAGCCCTACCTTCCCCTTCCCGAGTACGGTGAGGTGAAAGTACACGACCGCGACACGCGGGCGACACCCGAAGAAATCCAAGAAAACAACGAGTATTGGGCATCGAAGAAAAACTTGCTCGATAAAGTTGACACGAAAGATTAGGTACGCTAATGTTCTTTGTAAACACACAAAGACTTGATTATCTGAAAGGCAAACAAATGCATCTCTGGCTTGACATCGAAACAACGGGGCTCGACCCCAAGCACGACAAGATTCTGGAAGTGGCGTGGTTTATGACCGACCGCAACCTCATCGAAGCAACTCCGTACAACACCTCATTCGTTCGCACTGACTACGAAGAAATCCACAACCTCCTGTCGGTTGATTCGTATGTTCTCGACATGCACACCAAGAGTGGGCTCCTCGAAAACTTTGCCAACGCCTATGCAGGCGGAGGCAATCAGATGCTCCTCATCGAAGACATCGAAGACCTCATCATCAAGGACATTGACGCACAGGAAGAGGAGGTTGTTCTCGCAGGTGCGAGCGTCCACTTCGACCGTTCGTTTATTGCAGAGTACATGCCTCGCCTCGACCGCAGGCTGTCGCACCGCCACCTCGACACTTCCGCAATCCGCATGATGATGAAGGCATGCAATGTCGGATACCCCGACACAATGTCGGGCATCAAGCACCGAGCACTCGACGACATCATCGACACGCACAAGATGGCGAAGGCTTACTACAAGTTCATCAGTGAAGCAGTACCGCTGATGATTGCCCGTTCCATGCCCCCGAAGAAAGCAGACAACACATCATGGGTACAGTAAGTCACTCCGAGGTAGACTCCTACCTCCTCTGTCGCCGTAAGCACTACTACGGCTACGGACTCAGCCTTCAGCGAGTCAGCGAAAGCCACAGCCTCGCAATGGGCACGGCGGGACACCGCATCCTCGAGACCTTCTACAAGGCAATCGGCACTGGCGAAGATGTCAAGACGCAACTCAAGTCATTCGACTACGCGCTTGGCGTAGCCAAAGACGAGTACAAGACAATCGTCTCGGAAGGCTTCGAGGAAGACCCCAAGAAGGCAAGCCTCCACGACACGCTGTTCGACGAGCGCATCGGCTACTTTGCACAGGAGCCCTTCGTCAAAAACAACTACGAGATTCTTGCAGTCGAAGCAGACTTCAACCTTCTCTACGACGAAGAGAGCGACAGTCACTACCCCTTTGTCGTGGACCTCATTGTTCGTGACCCTGACGGGAAGATGGTTGTCGTAGACCACAAGTTCGTGTACGACTTCTACACCATCGAAGCATCGGACATGCAACCGCAGATTCCGAAGTACATCGGAGCGCTTCGAGCACTTGGCTACGACATCTCACACGGTGCGTACAACATGTGCCGTACCCGCAAAATCAAAGAGCCCACAGCAGAGCAGATGCACCACTTGATGTTGCTCAAGCCGAACCCTGCTAGGGTCAAGACAACTTTCCTTGAGCAGATTCATGTGGCTGACGAAGTGCAGGCACTCAAGAGCCTGCCCATCGAAAAGCAGGAGGAGCGAGCATACCGAGTGGCAAACAAGATGGTCTGCCAGTCATGCTCATTCCGTGACCTGTGCTCGACAGAACTCATTGGAGGTAATGTCGAACTAATGCTCCGCACCGAATACAAGGTGCGGGAGAGACGAGAGTTCACCACGACCTCTCAAGAAATCACCGAGGAATAACAATGACTAACAAACGATTGAATGACATCCTGTCACGCATGACTGACCTTGGCACCGAGCGTGTCAACAAGAGCCTGATGTGCATGCTTTACGGCAAGCCTGGCACGGGTAAGACCGTCCTCGCTACTGGTCTCGCCCAGTACATCTCAGGCGACAAGCGAGTTCTCTACATCGACACCCGCGAAGGCTGGGTCTCTCTCGAGAACCACCCTGGCATGGTCGACGGAGTTATCCGTGTCCAATACCAGCAGTTCTCCGACCTCGCTCTCATCGCAGAAGCAATCCGCACCAAGGACAAGGGCTTCGAGAACATCGGCGCTGTCGTCATTGACGAGTTCAGTACCGCTGCCGACATGCTCCTTGACGACCTGTTCCGCGAGGACATCGGCGCAATGAAGGACGAGATTCCGACAGAAGCCGTGGACGCTCGCCTGTACAAGCCCCTTGGTGACGCTTGTCGCAAGGCTGTCGAGATGTTCCAAGCCATCCCTGGACTGCATGTCATCCTCGTTGCTCACGAGCGTGAGACTGTCGACCACCGCAAGGTCAAGGTCACGAAGCCTGGCTTCTCGCCCAAGAACAACGATGGCATCCAGAAGTTGATGCATGTCACTGCACATGTCACCAACGAAATCAAAGGTTCTGGCAAGAACACCACCTACGAGCGCCTCGTGCAGTCGCACCCCAGCGCCTTGGTGGACGCAAAGTCTCGCATTGGTGGGCTTCCCCTCCAGTGTGACACGGGCACATTCGTACAGATTGTGCACGACTGGCTCAACGATGACACCGTTGGGCTGGAGGAGCACGAGTCGCGAGAAATCGCGTCAGATGCTCTGCCCGATGAAGGCATCCCCGTCTCTGAGGATTACACCGAAGATGACGAGCCTGTGTTCGTCGGTGAAACTGAATAACCAATAACAACTACAAGTAAGGAAAATAATCATGGGATTGTTGGACGATTTTGGAATCGACACCAATGACATCGATGTTCCGTCCTTTGAAATCGAGGATGGCATCTACGAGTTCGAGATTGGCGATGTCTTCGTCAAGAACGGCTCACAGAACTACCCCGACCGTTCGTGGGTAATCATCGAGTACATCCTCGGTGACTCTGGTCAGAAGAAGAGCGAGATGTTCGAGCTCCCCGCTGACCCCGAGAACATCACCGACAAGGAACGCCAGAAGCTTGGCTACTATGTTGCTCGACTCATCGACCTCGGTGTCGACCGTGAGGCTGTCAACACTGTTGACCGTGACGACCTCATCGGACTTCGTGGTACGCTTCAGGTGTACTCGCAGTCTGGAAAGGGTGCGAACAAGGGCAAGATGTACCAGAACATCAAGTCCGTGAAGGTCGCCAAGGGCGACGCACCTGCACCTGCAGTAACTAAGGCAACTGCAGTTCGCACCACCTCAGCAGCAAACCCTTTCGCTAAGTAAGCGAAGCTAGACCGCCCGCTCCCCTGTTACTGCCTTTCCAGGGGGGCGGGCCCTCGAAAGGCAAATCGATGGATGACGCGACCTCTGAGCTAAGAGACTTCTACACATACCTCTGGGGAGAAGAGCCTGTAAGCGAATCCCCTACCTATGTCTACCTCCCTGTCGAGTACGAAGGTAAGTGGACACCGTACATGTTTGCGTGGCCTCGACAGATTGAGGGTGTCATCAAACACACCCTCAAGTGGTCAGCAATCAAAGCCAATGTCTTCTTCTCGCCCGCCCTGTTCAAGGCGGCTAACCCCGCCAAAGAGAATGTGCTGGGAAGTTGGAGCCTGTGGGTTGACTTCGATGGCAACGCTCCTGACCCGTGGCCCACAGAGGGCGAGTTGGTGGTCCCTCCGCCCACGCTGGTAGTACAATCCTCGATTCCTGGGCACAATCACTGCTACTGGAAGTTAGACACCTTTCTCGATGACATCGAAGTCCTCGAAGACCGCAACCGTGCAATCGCTTATGTGATGCATGCAGACACTTCAGGGTGGGACGCTGACCAGATTCTCCGTCCCATCCGCACAACTAATCACAAGCGCAACATGCCCGTCATCATCAAGGAGTGGGAACGATGAGCGACATGTACAGCATCAATGACTTCGCGCACATCCCCGCAGTCCGCAAGATGGTGGATGCTTCGCTGGCACTCGGCATCCTGCCGTCCATCGATGATGTCAAGGTCCTTGCCAAGTGGACTCCCGAGATGCTGGAGAAGTTCAACCGTCCCGCTTCAGAGTTCTCTGGACCCGACAAGCGCGACCGTTCAGCGGCGATGTCCGAGTTGGCACACATGGGTGCCGAGATGGGCTGGACTGACGAGCAGATTGCAGCGATGCTCTACGATGTCGATGACCGCTGGGGCAAGTACAAGGGTCGCCGTGACCGCGATGTTCGCCTCACTGACTTCGTGAACCGTGCCCGACAGAAGCACGGATACAACTCGCTCGAGAACATTGACATCACGAACCTCATCAAGTCAGCCAACCAAACAGCACCTGTCATGGGCGATGGCAAACTGGTCTACGGCTACCAAGACTTCGTGGATGCCGAGTTCAAGGTTGACTGGATTCTCGATGGGCTTCTCGCACAAGGTGGCTTCGGGCTTATCACTGGCTTTCCTGGCACAGGTAAGACGCAGTTCTCCATCGCTGTAGGGGCGCACCTCGCCATTGGTATCCCCAACTTCCTGAAATGGAAGAACAGTGGTGGCTCCAAGAAGGTGCTCTTCCTGTCGCTTGAGATGGGCGCGGCTCCCCTCAACCTGTTCATGGGCACCATTGGTAAGGGCTACACCGACAAGCGTTCGCTCAACCGCAACTTCCTTGTCGCCCCGTTCGGTATGCCCATCCACCTTGACTCGCCTGAGGGGCAGGTGTTCCTCGACAAAATCATGGACGAGCACATGCCCGATGTGGTCATTATTGACTCGTTGCAAAAGGTGTCATCGAAAGAACTGACAGACGAGCAAGCAGTCAAGAGTCTCATCCACTACCTCTCGGTTGTGCGAAACAAGTACTCGTGCGCGATGCTGATGATTCACCACAACCGCAAGAAGCCCAACGATGGGCAGAAGAAGGGTGTGGAGTTGTCCGATGTGTACGGCTCTACCTACATCACAACAGATGTCGACTTTGTGGTATCACTGAAGACACAGGAAAGCGGGTTGCTCACAGTAGACATGCTCAAGAACCGCCTCGGTGCCACGATTGACCCGTTCAACATGGCACGAGACGACGAGACCTTAGGCTTCTCGCTCGACCTGTCGAAGTTGTACGAGCAGTTCTCGAAGGGAGACGATGATGGATTCGAGCTTTGAGCAGATAGGTCAAGCGCTTCTCGAAGTAGCCATTGATGCTGGCGATGTCACCATTGCTGTCGACACAGAGTCAACGGGATTCAAGGTTGGTGGCAAAGACGATGTGTGCATCGGTGTGAGTATTGCGTTTGTTCTTCATGGTACCCCGTACAGCCACTACTTTCCCTTCCAGCATGTCGTAGGTGACAACTACGGAGCTGAAACGCTCAAGAAACTGAAGCAACTGCTGGAAAGCGATAGACCGCTTTTCGTGTTCGCTAATGCTCAGTTCGACATCCTGTCGCTGGAGACCATCGGCATCCAAATGGACCACACCAACTTCCTTGACATTTGTACAATGGCTCACCTCATCAACGAGAACAAGCCGTTCAATAAGGGGCTGGATTCGCTTGGTCAGTATTACCTTGACGGGGCAAGTAAAGTTTACGACCCTGCCCTTGAGAAGGAGAAGAAGACAGGCTGGCGCAACACAACGCCCGAGATGATACGCGAGTATGCAATCACTGACGCTGAGCTGACTTGGCGTGTCTGGAACAAACTGCAGACGATGAAGGAGTGGCAGGAACTTCCTGCTAACATCTGGCCCGACAAGCAGGACTTGATGCGCGTGTTGCTGGCTATGCGTCGCCGTGGTGTGCGTATCGACCAGGCGCTCGCCAAAGAGTACATCGAGAAGGGCGAGGCTGAGATGGAGCGCATCAAGGCTGAGCTTGGCATGAATCCCGCTTCGCCTACGCAACTCAAGAAGTTGCTTATCGACGAGCTCGGGCTTCCTGTCGTGAAGAAGAGTGCCAAGACTGGCAAACCTTCATTCGACAAGATGGCTATGGTGCACTACGACACAATGCTGGAGAAGTTGGAGTCTCCTGTGGCTCGACTTATCAAAGAGTTCCGTGGTTGGCAAAAAGCCGTCAGCGCCGCGTACAGGCCCTATCTCGAACTACTTGATAGTGACGGTAGGTTGCGGTGCTCTTACAAGACGCACGGTACCGCTACGGGCCGTTTATCGTGCTCTGAGCCGAATCTCCAGCAGATTCCGAAAGCATCTGACAAGCCGTGGAACGGCAAGGTCAAGGAGTGCTTTATCGCCAAGGATGGCTACACGCTAGTCAACGCAGACTTCAGCCAGCTTGAGCTCCGCCTTGCTACGGCATACGCCAAGGAAGAGGAACTGCAGAAGGTGTTTCTCGAGGGCCGTGACATCTTCACCGAGATGTCGAAGCAACTGGGCATGTCACGACAGGATACGAAGACCCTTGTGTACTCGATGCAGTATGGCGCAGGAGAGAAGCGAATCATGGATGTTTTTGGTGTTACCAAGCCTGAGGCACAGCGCATCCGTGAAAACTACTTCGTGACTTATCCCAAGTTCCGCGCACTCAACGAACGATGCACGAAGAAGGTCGAGACCACAGGCACTATCAAGATGTGGACTGGTCGCGAGCGCCACTTCGAGGATAAGAGTGACGGCTACAAAGCTATGAACTCTGTCATCCAGGGAGGCGCAGCTGACATCGTGGAGCGCATCATGGTTCGTTGCTACAAGGAGCTGGAGTCAGAAGATTGTCACATGCTTTTGCAGGTGCACGACTCCATCACCTTTGAGGTCAAGACCGAGCGTGTCGAAGAGTACATGGAGCGCATCCGCGAAGTTATGGAAGATGTCAACGCTGTCACTGGCGACACCAAGTTCGATGTACGCTTTGCAGTAGATGTCGGTTACTGGACTGGAGAGTAAATGATTCTGAGCGTGGACCCTGGAGACACTACTGGAATAGCGTACTGGGAAGACGACGGTACATTTATTTCTAAAGAGGCATTGCCGTTCGAGGAGCTACTCGACAAGCTCAATGGTTTCACGGGAAACATCAGTGCAATAGTCTGTGAAGACTACAGACTACGAGGCGGTCGACAAGTTGCACAGACAGGGAGCAGGTTTGTCGCAGTCCAAGTAATCGGAGCCCTGAAGCTCCTAGCCAAAGAAAATAAAGCGCGTTTTGTGCTTCAACAGCCGACAGTTCTGACGGTTGCTTCGCTCCATTCAGGAGTGCAGAGGCCGAGCAATCACAGTAAAAGCCACGACATTGATGCGTACAATCACGGGTACTACTATCTCGAAACACAGGGCCTCCTAACCCCTAAGCCTCTTTACTGAGGCGCTCCTCGATTCGGCGCACCGCATCCTTGATGCTGGTGCCCGAGTTCGTAGTGACTTCGTGCTCTACCTTCTCTAACTTGTCCTCTATTGCTTGCAACTTAGCAGGCAAGTCGATAAGGATGTCGACTACTTTGACAAACTTTACGATGCTCTTCCAAGCCTTCCCAATCATGGTAAAGAAAGCGACGATAACCAGGAGTACAGCGACAGCCCAGCCATAGTCATTGACTAGGGTGTTGAACTCCTGACCAGTCATTAGACAATCTTTGTTCCAGCAGAGGTCTGCGTTGCGCGGTTGGCAACCTGCCCGCTGACACCGATACCTGTCGATTCACCAGGAAGACGCAGTGCGATTCCGTACACCTTGTCGGGAGAAGCCCACAGCTTACGGCGCACAGTTCCTACACGGGTGTTGGCGGCTTCGATGATTTCACCGTTGCCTGCGTAGATTGCGATGTGGCTTCCGTCTTTCCATGCCACGATGTCGCCAGGGCGCAGGTTCTTCACAGCGGTACGGACACCAGGAATGTTCTTACCTTGCCATCCAGCGGAGTGTTGTGAAATCTTGAAGCCAAGTTTGTTGTAGACAGCCATGACCAAGCCAGAGCAGTCGATACCCTGCTTAGTTCTTCCGCCGAGCACATAGTCAGTGCCGATGTACGACGAGGCATCCTTGAGCAAAGCGTTACGGCTATCCGACAGAGAGCCGTCAGCCTTGTACGCTCTACCTGCCGCGTTGATGTCGCCATACTTGACATCTCCAGTAGCGCCAGTTACTTGCTGAGCCTGTCGAGCTTTCTCATCCTCGAAGGCAGCCAAGCGAGCGTTGAACTCTGCATTGATTCGGTCGACATCCGCCTTGACTGCATCGACACCGCGACGAGCCCAGAAAGTTCCAGCACCTGCAGCGCTGGCTCCTGTATCCTGCAACGCTACATTGCGATTGCCAGGGAGAAGCGAGGTCGGAGCAAAAGAAGTAGACGCTCCACCTGCAGGAGGAGCCTGATACTTGGCTGTTTGTTCAGCAACGAACTGGTTAGCACTTTCTTGAAGGTTAGTAACCACTTCTTGTATTCACCGCCTCTCGGTTGCGCTTTTCAATTTCAGCGAAGTTGATGTAGTTAGGTCTGCTGTACTCAGAGATACCAAAACCTGTTAGCCAGTTTACTGCAGAAAGGGCTGCAGAGGTGCCTGTGCGATTACCTGCCGAAACCTGGTACATCGGGTCAAGACCCATTCCTTGTAGCATCGAAGCAATCGAACCTGTCGGGCTGTATCCCGACACGCTGGCAAGGTAGTTGATTCCAGGAATGTTGGAATCAACATAGTCAGAGTAGTCACGAATCTTTGCGCCAGTTCCGAGCGAGGTGCCAGTGATGAGCTCCAAAGGCAAACGAATCAGCGGGCTAGTCGAGCCAAGCGCTCCACGGAACGGGTCCGACATGTAAGTGTTGGGCAAGTCCCACGACACAAATCCAGGGCTTACGCTGTAGTACTTTCCACCAATCTTGAACTGCGGTCCCTGCACCTTGTCGGTGAGGAAGCTGGGGAACAGTTGGTCCTCAGGGAACGGGTCGTAAAGTGAATCAGGGTTGACACCCATAGCAACAGCGAGGTTGTAGCTGGCCTTGTTGAATACCGTGACACGACCAGGGTTGTACAGCGATGCCTCGATAAGCGCAGGAATAGCACCTCGAGTCCACGAGTAGAACGGGATAATACGACGCATGTACTTACGCTCAAAAGTGGTGAGCGTGGTCGGGTCGGGATGGAATCGCTGAACACGCTTTTGTGCATAATCCATCAACTCATCGAATGTCTTGAAGCGCTTGACCTTAGCCTTCTGCTCCTTCTCGATGATTTGGTACATGTGCGAGAGACGGCTCCAGTTGTCGTTCCACTCGGACAGCTTTCCTGCCTTATCTGCAACAATCGTGTCTTGTGCGGATAGCCTACGAATAGCGTTACCGAACTTGCCTAAAAATCCTTCGGTTTCCCAAATGTCATCGATGACTCGCGCAGTACGACGCATGCCTCGAGCGAGGAAGTTCTCCACAATAGTTTCGTGAGTAAGGTCTCCATAGTTACCCTTGCTGATGACCTTGCCAGGTTTCGGGGCAACAGGCTCGCCCAGGTTGTTGAGCAGGCGAAGCATGTCAACATCCTCTGTACGGCCCATCAGCGTCAGTGCCTCGGCAGCCATTCGACGAGCAGGAATCATTCCCTTGAAGCCTTCAGCGAGATACTGCATGCTGAAGTTACCGATAAGGTTACGAGCGTGGTGCCCAGGACGAAGCTGAGTAATAGAAAACTGCCAAGCCTGTAGTGTGGGGTCATAGAACTGAGTAATGACTTTACCCAGGTCTGTCGTTTCCTGCATTACACGGTCCATCGTGTAGATTACCTCGGCAGTTTCTTTGTCGAAGTAGTACTCTCCTTGGAGCAGAGGGCCGAACCGAGTCTTGCCGTCAAAGACAAGTTTAGTAAAACCTTCTTGCGGCGTAGTTACTATGAATCCATGCTTGAGACCTGTTTTCAGAAGGCTTCCGACAGCTGCTGTGTCAGCGGTCAGTCGGAGAACAACCGCATCTGCCTTGCTCAAGAAGTCCAGAACATCGTCTACAGGCCATTCACGCCATTGGTCCATAGCAGCCGACAGAAGGTCAATGTCGTTGCCTAGTTTTTTCTGACGCTTCTTCTCGTCAATAGCTCTTCCGATGTCGAAGAAATCGGTTCCAGCGTCGGCAAAGTCTTGAGCTTGTTTGCTCTTGTACCCTCCTTTAGGACGCAGAATGTCAAACTCTTTGAGTGTCTTGTTGAGTAACTCGAGCCCAGCAGGGTTGTTACGCATAAAGGCAGTGTTGAGGACTGCAGTGTCGCCAGTGTTACTGAAATCAAACAGAGTGGCAAGTACGGGCTGAAGCCTCTTCATTGCCTCTTCTACGCGAGCGTTGCCGTTTGCGCTTGCTTTCTTTTGAATGTTGATGAAAGCCTGCTGCATTTCGGTAGTTGTTCTTGCCTCATCGACAAATCCGCCGTAATCTCTAGCAATCTGTCGATACTCACGAGTTCGTTCCTGCAACATGTCTCTAGCAATGTTTCCCGCGTTTCGGGTAATTTCAAAAGTGTCAAGCTCGCCGTTTACCTGACCCGTGTTAGCAATAAACATTTTGCGGAACGGGGACATCAAGTTGACAATAGTTCCCTTGATACCAGCAAAAGTATCTGAAGTAATCTTGTCAGGTCCCTGACGGTTGAACTCTTCGTAGACCTCATCAGCAGCAGCGGGAGGGAGCTCTCCATTGTCAGCAGCGTTCTTCAGGTTTTGGAGGTTGTCATCGACTAACTTCTGACCAGCCTCGGCTGCTTCTATGTTTGCCTCGTCCCGCTTCTTCTTAGTAGCGGCAGAGACTCCCTTGCCTCCCTTGATTTCCTCTGCGGCAGCTTCAGCCTTCTTGACCAAAGACTTAGCTGTCTGCTGAGCGACAGGGCCAATGGCGTTATCAGTAATTACCTCAGCAGCCGCATGAGCTGTCGGAGACGCTCCTACCTTGACGGCGTTGTCGACTACAGCGTTCTTTCGAGCAGCGACAGCAAGGATTCCCCGACCCAAGTCTTCGGGCTGACCAAAGTTTTTGAGGATGTCAGTAATAGTCTTTTTGGCAATTACAGTCGCGTCTGCCTTTACTTTGATAGGGGCAGCTTTGAGGTTTGCTTCAGCAAGTGCCGACAGTTCGTCCAGGTTATCCATAATGGAATCGGTCAGGATGTCTGCAAGGGTGTCGGCTTCGTAGCCGATGTACATTTTGCCCTGTTTGTTTGTGACGATTGCGCCTTCGATAGATAGCTTCGTATCCTCTTTAGCTTTCGGAAGACGGCCCGCAACACCTACTGCCTTTTTCTTAGACAGGAAGTTGTCAATCTTTTCCTGACCACCAGCTCCAGGGTCAGCGGCATTTACTTTTGCACGAGCTTGCTTAGCCTCCGCAGCAGTAAGCTTTGCCTTGTTTCGCTGCGTCGTGCTAGTCAGCATCTTGCGAACAGCCGCCCTATCGCCACCAGCAAGCGCAACTGCCAAAGCGTCCATGTACTTAGTGATAGGTGAGCCAGTTCCAGCCGTAGTCTTGACAACATCTCCAGCAGCATTGAAGAACGCTGCCGATACTGCAAACCTATTCTTAGGCGTAGTTGCAACTACCTCAAATACATCAGAAGTGCTCAGGAGAAAACGCTCGGGCCCAAGCGGGTTGTCGATGTGGAGGTTGAATCCGTTTTGACGGAAGAAGTCTTCGACAAGTTCGATTGTCGCTTTTCCAAGCGAGTATCGAGCAGCAATAAGTTCTTTACCTTGTAGCTTGACATCATTGAGTAGGTAATCGAAGATAGGCTCGTTTACTGCTTTGTAGATGTCAAATTGGAAGAATGTGTTTGCGCGAGAAAGGTCACGAGCGATTCCAATACCAAAGTCGTCACTAGACTGAAGTACCCCAGTCTTGCTAGTAAACTTGTAGCGACCGCCAAGTTTGACCGCAACATCTTTAGTGAAAACTTCTGCGATTGCTTTCTTGGCAATGTCTATTCCGAAGGCTGCATCAGCTACACTACCAAATCCGTAATCTGACTTGATGCTGTTTAGGTCTACATCACCGATGAAATCCGCAGCAGCTTCCGCAGGCGTAGTCGCTGCAGTGTTAGGGCTGACAGTTGCTCGGACAGAAGCTTGTGCCTGAAGCTGTCGGAAAGACTCGTAATCGACACCGACACGCTCGATGAACTGAATAAGTCGTCGTTGCTTATCGCCTACCATCGAACTGGTAGGGCTCGCTACGAGCTCATCAATAAGACCGTCTTTGTCGAGAACTCCAAGGAAATCGTCAAGCGACTTTTCAAATTGTTCGGGACCAAGTTTACGCAAGTTGTTAGCAAGGTTCTTACCGAACAATGCCTCTACAAAGTCTCGCTGATAGCGGTACAAAACCTGATAGTTACCTAAAGCTGTAGTTACTTTAGTCGACTTGTCGACAGAAATAATGTCACCAAAGATTGACACTACCTTGTTCTCGCCAAGAGTTTCGGCCTTGAAAGCATCTAGGTATTTTTCGTAGACAGCTTCGAGGTCACTCATAATCCGCTGATACTCAGGAGATTTACTCAATGTCAAGCTATCAATAAGAGCTTTTTGCTTTTCGATAAGCGTCTGACCCTGAGAAATAAGCGAATTGATATTTCTAATATCTGCTTGCTGGGCGGGCGGGAGCTCACTAAGAGGCGTGTCTCCATAAGTCTTGGCAAAGTTGTCTGCGTTACGCTGGAAAAGGGCAAGCTGAGATTCTGCCTTAGCCAAAGCTGCCTGAGCGTCTTTGAGTTGCTTGCTCGGTTTCCTGCGAAGAATCTTGTCTGCTTTTTCAGCCAATTCAGTTACATTGACTTCGGCAGAGGTCTTCGTCATGCCAGAGCCATCTGCCTTTTCGACAGCTTGAGTAACCTTTACAATTACAGGTTCTTCAAACTGTCTAGCAGTCTGAACGATTGTTCGTTGGAAGTCTTCAAAAGAACGAGGAGTCTCGTCAACAAGGTCGCCATACTCGGCATAGCTTTGCGGAGCTTGCATCTCGCGAATCTGCTCAGTGAGTTTCTTCTTACCGCCCGCAGTCCTCGTAGCGTTGATAACTGCACGAAGCGGAGCATCCGCGTACTTCTCAGTAAACTTAGCAACACGCTCAGCCTCAGCTGCTTCAGCGTCAGCAATTTTTTGCTCACGAGCCGACAGAGGCTTAGGTGCGGGTGTGGGGGCAGGAGTCGGCTCAGGAACTTCAGGGGCAGGGGCCCCCTTAGCTGCTGACTGCTGGATGGTGTCGGTTACTAATACTTCAGTGTCGGCATCAGCAATGGTCTTAGCCAAAGGCTCAATGTCTACGACATCATCTGCTTTGCGAATCTTGCCTACAGTCTTTTTGACAGCGCGGGTAGCTGCCCTGGTTGCACCTGCAACTACAGGCGCGGCAGCTTTGGCTCCAGCCTTGACAGCCTGCCCTGCGTTACGCAAAGTACCAAGACCGATGTAGGTAAGCGGGTCAGCTGCAACATCACCGACAAAACCAAGCGCACCCTTCAGTAGGGGGTCCACATTGTTCTGCGTGTCTTTGTAAGCAGGATTAGTATTCTTACCCACAACATCGGTGGCTTTTTCAATAAGTTCACCAGTGTAAATCTTGTCTTCAGGGTTTGTTGAGAAGAATCCACGGAAAGGCGCAGAAACAACATGCCCAACACGCTGGCCCAAATCCATTGCACTTTGCGGGTCGGCAGCATCAATAATCGAGCTAACTGTTTCTGTCCCCGCAAACAGGGGGCGAGAAGCAATGTCAATCAGCCACGACAGAAAATCCTGGTCTGAAGCGTCTCGGTCCTTGATAGCGCTGTATTGAGTAGCGTCAGCCGAGCGTAAGTCAACAGGCTTGAACCCCGTAGTGGACGCTTTATTCTTCGCTAAAAAGTCCAGTACAGCCTGATTGGGAACAGGTTGCTGAGAAGCCATGCTTCAATACTACCCTGTTGCGGGAAGAAGTCCCTGTTGCTGGAGGAACCTATTGGCGAGTTGTGTAGCCTCGTCGTAGTTACTTCCATCAGGGTTCAAGAACATCTCTACAATCTGCCTGTAGTAGTCTCGGTCAGCCCGTGCTTGGTCAGCACTAAATCGCTGCATAGCGAGAGTGTCTTCGACAGACATTTGCTGAGGCTCAAAGCTCTGCTCGAATCCACGAAGTCCCTGAGCGTAGTTGAGGCGCTGCAGGGCAAGGTCTTGGTTTTGCTGTTGCTCCGCCATGTCAAGTTGAGCCAAACGGTTGAGCAAATCGTTTTGAAGCTGGCTACGGAAGTTGACACCCTCAAGACCAGTGACATCACGAATCTGCTGGTTGAAAGCACTTTCAGACTGTCCAAGTTCCCTATTCAGGTTACCTGAAATCTGTCCCAGCTGTCGGGAGATTGCTTGCTGACGACCTGCATCTTGAGCAACACGCTGAGCAGGCTCCTGTGCCAGGGTCTCTCCAATACCAAGAGCAGCCATTTCGTTAGCAAGTGCGCTGATGGCGTTGTCGTATCCCTGCTGGATGTCAGAAGCGGCTTGCTCTGCAGAAGTAGAAATGGCTTCACCCGCAGCGGTACGCGAGGCTTCGCGGTTAGCCGCTTCTTCAGCCTGAATGTCGCGCATTGCACGGTACATTGCCTTGACACGAGCGTCTGCATCCGACACAGAGGTGGATGCACGGTCACGAAGACCTGAGAAATCAATGCCAGGAAGAAGTGCCGCTGCTTGCTGCAGGTAATAGTCAGCGTCCTTGACTACAGGAGGGTTCCTGGAGTCAATAAACCCACGGACTCCACCAGGACGAGACGCACCGCCAGGTCTAGTTAGCCCAGTGCCAAATCCATCTGCCATTCGGTCAGCAGGTCGCTGAAGTCCCGTCTCGAGTCTGTAAGGGTTGGCAATAGCTCCTCCACCACCAAGACCAGTCTGATGTGTTGTGTAAGCTTTACCGAAGTTTTCAGCAAATCTTTTGAAAAAATCCCCGATAGGACTATCTGTAGATTTCTTTACTCCAAATCCACCACTGAGGTTAGTGTAAGACGGTGTGCTCATAGTTACTCCTAGAACAATCCTGCTCGCTGGGCATCTTGCCAACGACGAAGGGCAGCCTCACGAGCAGCCGCCAAAGCGTCTGCTTGCTCAGCCTCGAAAGCTTGACGGTCAAGTTCTTGACCAGACTCGAACTGTTGCTGACCAGTCTTGAGACCAGAGGCTTGCTCTTCAAACTGACGACCAAGCCCAGTACGAGCCGCGCCATAGCCAGACGAGCGAAGCATGCCACGACCAGCAAAGTTTTGGCGAGCAGCATTAGTTGCTTGAGCATAACCACGCGACTTGTCAAAGACATCAAATGAGCCGTTGTCGGGGTTGTAGCCGAGAGCGTTGTAGGCGTTCGACAGGTCCAGTTTGCGAGCACCAGCGGTCGCTGCTTGACCTGCTCGGTACTGAGCTAAGGCACGATTGATAGCCGCTTGCTGACGCTGAAAATCAGTGTCAGCAGCGAGAATCGTTTTTTCGTCGTCCTTAGCCTTAGCCATGACTACTTCCCGAGGCGCTTAGAGATTGCCTGCTTGCGGAACATGTCCTTGTTCTTCTTGTTTCCGCCAGGAGCAACTCGGTTTCCAGGCATCTCGAACTTAGGCATCGGTCCGCCAGTAGTCGGCTTGTCCCGCATGACAGGACCAACACCAACTTCAGGCTTCTTACGCATCTTTTCGACAGGGCCTGCAAACATACCCTTACCGCTGTTGTCCATTACTTTTCCTTTCTACGGCGAATAGCCGCAGCTTTTTGACGAGCGTCATCTTTCGAGGACGCTCCCCACGCTTGCAATGATAGCAGTAGGCGCGTGGGCTCTCCGTTAGGCTTACGCTCAGGGCCAGGCATGTTCCCCATACGCGCCAGGAACGATGCTCGTCGAGGATTACTTCCCGACTTTACAGGCGGTTTGAGGTCAGAACCAGGGTTTTGCCTTTCGTAGGAACGACGACCAGCCTCGTTCAACCCGCCTCGAGGGTTCTTACCCTCTTTGCGAGTCCACGCAGCCGTCTTCGACACTACTTTCCCATCCTTCGTTGTAGAGCCTCACGACGAGCCTTTGCTTTCGCATCACGCTCGGCGTAACCGTACTTATTAGCAATCTTGCCAGTCGTCGGCATGGGACGGCCTGTGCCGTAATGCTTCTTTCCAGCAGCGTAAGGATTGAATCCTCCCCCAGCCACAGGAGCTGATTGGAAGCTCTTGCGAATAGGATTTGCCATGTGCTTATTCTAAACCATAAATTAGTTTAGTTTATGGCTTTCGACACAGTTTCCTTAGCGTCAACATAGGTCACAAGCGAGAAGATACGCATAGGTGCAGTACTTGTCGTACCATCTAGCGTCACCGAAATCCTAAAGTTGATTTGACGGAAGCGCAGGCTCTTGAGGAACTTGATAAGTCGACGACCAGGAGTGGTACCTGCTGTCGTGCGTACAGTTTCGACAAAGGCTTGCGGTGTCTGAGGCTGGCTCCAGGTAAAGTTACGAATGTTTGCCCAAGTGGTTGCTCGGACAGTTCCCCAAGTAACCTGCTGGCTGAACGAAATGGGGTAAGCAGTAGCTGTCAGCGTTCCACGGAATAGCCCATCGACACCCCACCAGAATAGACGCTTGAACTTGGCAGTCGCGCTGTAATCGAGGTCTTTAGTCTGGATTGTGCAGACCATAGATTCTCCGCTGTTGCCGAGCACATCTGAAATAGTCAAAGTCTTGGCGGCTCGAGTTCCCCCAGTAACTGCTGTGGAGCTGTGCGCGTAGGCAATCGTGTCAATGTCTTCGCTTTCGCGCTTCATAATCTTGCCAATGGAGCCGTAGACAGTGCTCTTCCACGAGGTCCAGGTACGGGTAATCAAGTTGTAAACATACATCGTGTCGTAATACGAGAAGATGATGCGACGATTGAACTCTGACACGACAAACGGCATGTAGATACCCGATTGCGTAGTAGCCGTAAACGGAACTTTCAGGTTGAGTTGCGCTGCTCGCCCGTTAGTAAACTCGTAAGCACGGTCATCGTACATAAAGTAGATGTAGCTCTCGAACACAACTACGGCTTGTTTAGCCGAAAGTCCAATACTACCAACGACCTGCGACACGACACCGCCTGCGGGGTCATCGCTGTAGGTGTAACTCCAAATGCTTCGGCTACGGAACACCATAATCGTGTTGTAAAACACGACAAGCTCCACGATTTCTTGCCCGTCACCAAAACCAATGTCGATAAAATCAGGAACGGCAACCCAGAAACCTGCAGGGTCTCCAAGGATGTTTGAGTACTGAACTCTAGTTGGTTGGCTGGCAAAGCCAGAAACCCACAGACGGTCTTTGTGGTTGATAAGAATGGTGCCCTTAGGCATGTTGGTCACGGTTGTGTAGGTACCGTAGGTTCCACCAGGAACCCAGTAGCCACTGGAGCCCGAGCTTCCTTCAGGCGCAAGCAGGTACGCTTTGCCGTCATACTGCGTGAAAGCGGTGGCGGCAAACGCGGTGCCTCCCGCCCCAAAGATGCTGACCCAAGCGGAACCCGTAAAGAAATAGGTGTTGTCGAGTCCATTTGTAGCCAGCAAGTACGGTGAGCCTGCAGTGTCGTAGTAGTAGCCAAGTAGAACAATGTTGCCTGTACTACCCAGACTCATGTTGATTGTGGTATCTACAAACGGCGGGCGTGACTTGATAGAACCGTCAAGGTCTAGTTCGACATTTTGAGCGACAACAAGCTCATTCGACGACACTGATGCAGGGTCGCTGAATGTGTTGAGGCCCCCGACAAAGGGGCCGATAGGGACTTGTTGTCCACTCAAGTTAGTACCACCTGTTTTCGTAAACGGTCAGCGTTTCGTAAGTCATGTTCTGTGCCTGACGCTCTTCGTCAGTCAGCTCCATCATGGAGTTCTCAAACTCTTGACGCTTGTAGTTCATCATCGATTCGTTCTCGTCCATTTCGTAGGCTCGCTTGAGCACGAAGTTGACGACATCAGAGAAGAACTCGTCAGGGAGTGACAGAGTATCAGTCAGGGCCGACACGACTGCGGGGTTTGCCGTGTAGCGAATCAGGATTTCTGCGTTGAGGTTCGGCTTGGGCCAGAAAGTAATCTCTCCTGCCCACTCGTACCAAAATGCAGGGAAGCCCTCTTCCTCTGCCAGCGGGTCTGACTGCGAGATAGTCTCTTCTGCTTGAGCAACCGACATGTTGCCGATGCGACGACCGTTGACCAGCAGGCTTTCAATCTGCAGAATCTTGGGCGTGACAGCCGACAGGGAGTAGGTGTTGGTGCCTGCCACCATCGAGGTTGTTGCCTTAGCCTTGAGCACTTTGGTGCTGTCAGCGATGGCTTGCTGAGCCTCGTTAGTCCAGGTGATGATGTCGTTGTCGACGAGCTGGACACCAGACTCGTCACCAAACAGGCGCTTGACCGAGTTTGCAACATTGGCAACGGTCTTTGTGGGGTCGTTGTAGCTCATCGGTTGTAGGTCTTTCCGTTGTGTTTGAAGGTGTGAAGCTTGCTGTTACCGCCCTCGAGCAAGAACTGAGCAAACTCAGCCATGTCTTCAAGTTCGTCCTCACGGTTTTTGAGTTCAAGCAGTTTCTTGGCTGTCTCCTCAGCCTCAATTCGCTTGAACACATTTTCTGCCCCGTGACGAACAGTGTCGCCCATAAACAGCCACGCGAGAATTTTCTCGGGCTCTTCCATTTCTTTCGGAGTCATGTAGCGGACAATGTAGGCGGGCAATCCGTCGGGACTGTCGAGAATAGCAAAAGGCTTGGCGTGGTCTTCAGGCTGGGTACGGTCAGCTTCGGGGATAAAGACCAACGAGTAGGTGGGCTTGAAATCAGCCAAAATCTCCGCAAAACGGCGGTGGTTGTCGTTGATGAACTGCCCATGCTCAGAGTTCCACACCTTCGGGTCGTTGGTGAGGGCAGTGCTCATAGTGAGGTCGCTCATAGTAAAAGTTTACCCTTTCAGACATGGAAATGGGGCCAGCCGTTCCCGACTGGCCCCACCCCTAGGGCTTAGCCCTCAGTGATGTCCTGGATGACACCGTTCGAGTTACGGCGGTCACAGCCGAGCTCGTGGTATTCCACGAGACGAGCATAGTAAGCGTCGTAGTCTCCGTTTGCGTCACGAACCTGCTTCCACATGGAACCATCACGGTCGAGGAAGTGCCATTCCTCATCGCGGTAGTAGGTCATCGTGTCTTCGTTGATGAAGTACTGCGTTCCGAGAGGAGCGTCGACATCAGCAACGACAGGGATTTCACCACGGTCGGTCGTGAAGGCCAACCCGCTGAAACCGCCAGTGAACTCCTGCGTGTTGACCGTCTGACGCAGCTGCGACAGAAGGTTGAAGTACGAACGGCGAACACCGAGCGACTGCAGGATGAGGGTGGTCGAGCCACCGCGAGTGCGGATGCGGTCAACCATCTTAATCATGAGCTCTTCAGAGAGAGCGCGGGCGGTTCCGCCGTTCGAGTCGACCTCTGCGGTCCACTCAGGCTCGGTCGAGGGGTCGATGTTGTACAACGAACCCGTGTTCGACACGATAGCGGCAAGACCAGTGAGCTCGCGGTTGCCCGAAGCCGACGGTCCCGAACCCGTGCGGGTGATAATCTGACCAGCCGTGACATTGAACGCGGCACCCGAGAGGGTGACAGTGTTCGAGCCAGAAGTGAGCGAGATTGCCGTAACGGTACGACCAGCGACTGCGACAGTCGAGGGGAGCGTAACGATGTCGACAACAGCGCCAATCTGGAACAGGCGAGCGTCAGTGACGGGGACGATGTTGACCGACGAAGAAGTGGTCTTGACGGTGCCGATGGCTCCGTTACCCGAACCGTAAATCTGACGGTTCATGTCCTTCTTGATGTCGTTCTTGAGCCCCTCAACCTCGTTGTCGAGTGCGCGGGCGAAAGCCTTTGCATCCGTCGACGAGAGCGAGATGGCCTGTCCAGTGAGCTGGACTCCACCGTAGCCGTACTTCAGCCCGACACGAGCTGCGGCGTGACCCTGCTGTCCAGGAGTCGGGAGCGCTTCAGATTCGAGGCGCGAACCGATACCCGAGTTGCGGCGGGTGTGGATGGGGAAAGTAACATACTTTCCACCAGTTTCGTTGGTGACACCAGAACCGCTACGAGTGATGCGCTTGAGGGCGACGATTTCGTCGTTCAGCTGCTCACGGATGCGTCCCTGGTACACCTCCTTCATGTACGACTCAATGGTCGACAAATTGGCGGGCATAGCCTACCTTCTTTCTGTTTGGTGGTGACTAAGCACCCTGTTGAAGCGAAGCTGCAATCAGCGACTGCACATCACTTCGTGACATCTTCCCAAGCGGGGTTCCCTGAGCGTTTGCTGTCGGGACTCCGCCAGAAGTCGGAAGAAGTCGCGGGGCCGAATCACCAGGTCGCGGCACAGCGCGAATACGGTTGACGGTCTTTTCGATGTACTCCTGCGCGATTTCCTCGAGGCTACGGTCGTTGCCATTCGACAGTTCGTATGCTGCTCGCATAAGAACTTCCTGAATGTCATCTTCCGTGAAGTCCGAGAACTTTTGCTGGAGCTGCCCGATTTCCTGCTCAAGAGCTTTGTCCGCTTCCTGTGCTAGACGAGCGTTCTCTTGCTCTTCCAAGAACAGACGCATCTGTTCCTGCTGTTGCGCGAGTTCGTCATAGCGAGGGTCACGAAGCTCCTGACCATCTTCCTCGACATCATCGAGAGCGTCTTCCATTTCCTTTTTGGTTTCAGGAAGTCGCCCGTTCTGCTGCAAGAAAGTGCCTAAGGCTTCGTAGATGGCCTCGGGGTTTGCATCAATCTGCTGAGCAATCTGAGCATATTGACGCAACTGGTCCACATCACCCAACTCGGAGTAGCTTTTGAGTTGGCTGTTGAGTGTCGAGATACGAGTCTCGGCGCTCTTGTCCCAGCCCTTGAGGTCTTCTTCAATAGCCTTGAAGCTGATGGGGTCGAGCTTTGTACGAAGAGACTCCCACGCGGGATTCCCTCCACTTTCCGTGGCGGGGGCTCCGCCGTCTACAGGCCCTGAATTCGTTGCAGATGTTTCCGTCGAAACTACTTCTGCTGAATCTGTACCAGTAAGGTCGTCCACTTGTACTCCTAACGCCGTACCTCCGAGGAGGCCCTAGCTGTTGTAATTGTAACTGATTTTCGTGTGAAATTGTTTTCACACGCTAACAGCATACAACAGTTAGTGCGTTAGGCGGTTACATCGGGTACTGCGCCGTTAGCGGACATTTGAGCGCCCGCGCCCATGTCAGGAGCACCGCCAACATCGACAGACATGTCTTGCTGCTCTTCAGGCGAAGGAGGCAGGCCCTCACTTCCGTCTGAAGGAATCTGCTCAAGGAAGCTCATCAACGCTGCCTGTTGCTGGTACTGCTGATGCGTAGCAACATGCAACTCGAACTGTTCCTTGATTTCTTTCGGCAACAGTTCGTACTCTTGCGACATGCGGAAGCGGTTGTGCGTTTCGATGTGAACATCGTGCATGTCAAAGTCGTCGACAGGAATAAGAAGCGGTGCAGGAGTGTTTGCAACTTCTTCCTGAACCATAGGGTCTTCGATGATGGCAGGGTCGAGCTGTTCCAAAATCTGCTGAATCTGCATCTGTCGTGCTTGCTCAACTTCCATCGGAGACAGCATCTTCATCTTGATGTTCTCGCGCTGAGCCTTGCGCTCTGCGGTGTTGAGCGTGTCCATGACCTTCTGAGTTCCGCCCATTTCGAGCAGAGTCTTTGCTTGGTTTTGGTCGATGATTCCGACAGCAAACATGTCCATGACACGCGCTTCCTGTGCGGCCTTTGACTTGGCAATGCTGGAGCCAGGCTCAACACGGATGTCAGTTCCGTTGGTGATGTCGGCTCCCTGAAGCATCATCGTGTCGAACGCACCGTCAGCGCCGATAGTACGAATCTTGCGAGGCAGGTCAACATACTGCTGGAACAACCGAATAGTCTGCGAAGCAATTTTCTCGTAGCCTTGCTCGATGCTTTGGTACTGCGGGGTCAGGTATTGGTTACTTGCTTCCTGCAAATAACTAATAGCGGTTCCCGAGGTAACACCAGGAGGAGTGCTACCTCGGGAAACTTCACGCTCACCTGAAATGTCAATCCAGTCATTCAGGATGCGGTCTTGCTGGTCAAGGTAGTACTGGGGCAACGGGCTCAGCGGAAGAGGCTGGGGCGGAGCCATGCCAGGCTTGTACTGGATAACCAGACCAGGTTCGTTCGTAATCTTGGACGGCACAATCGAGCCGACAGGGGCGATGAGCTGAGGCTTTGCCATACGGCGACCAGCTTCTGCAATCTCCGAACGCAACTGGTTGTAGTCGCGCTGAAGTTCTACGAGGTCAACGATGGGCGAGTCTGCATAGAAGGTGCTAGTAGGCACATGCTCAAACTTGGTGAACGGGTACTGCTTGTGCCCGTAGGGAAGTCCGTCACGGTAAACATTGATGAGGATGTTGTCAACGCTAATGATGACACCGCCCTGTGGTAGCAACTTGGTAGCACCAGGCTTGACCCAAGTTTCGTACACAACAACTGAGTCAGGAGCGCGTCCAGCCCCCAGGTTGAGATACGCTTCGTCGATGATTTGATTGGCACTCGACACCGAGGGCTGGAGCGTCTTACCTTTCAGTTCTTCAGCGAAGTAGTGGTAGCACCACTCAACAGGCTTTGTGTAAGCGTTGATGACAAACGGCTGGTCTTCCATGTCCTGTTCGCGGATGTCGGGGACGAACAAGTGGAAGGGAGTAATGCTACCAAACTTGATGTCGCCAGGTTGCCCCGATACAGGGTCAACGGCTTGCTGGTCCCAGTGAGTCTTGATGAATCCGTTACCCGTCATCACCATCCACCACATTGCGCGACCAAACTGTGCGCGAAGCTTCTTGCCTTCGCTGATGGAAGTCCACGCTTGCTCAGCGGCAAACGCGGCTCGCTGGTCTTGGTCCTCGGACGAGGCGGGGACAGCACGAGCAGAAGGAGTCTGCGACAGGAGCTTCGACAGTTCCCAACGCGAGTATGCACGGATGCGGTTTACGGTTTTGCGCTGGTGGTAGTACGGCTTTTTCGGCGTGAACATCTTGTCGCGGAACTCGCTGGGGAAAGCGGAGCGAGTCTGCTCAACCCATTGCTGACCGTAGAACATCGACATGTTCTGGTACCACTGCAACTGCTTCTGGCTACGGTTTTGCTTAGCCTTGTTCCACTGCTCTTGCACCCAGGCGACAAGCTGGGCGGCTTCCTTACTTTCGCGGAACTTTTCGAGGTCAAGCCCGCTATCGGGAAGCTCAGTTACCGTAGAGTTCGGGGTCGATTCCAGTGAGCTCTGCAAGGAGGGCTCGGTGTTCTTCGGCATTTACTTCCCCTTCAGAGGCAAGGTTAGGGTTTCGTTCGAGGATTCTCTGGGCTTCACCCTCATCGGAAGGGTCATAGTCCTGGTATCCATCATAACCTGTAGGCAGATTCATCGCCTGTATTTGTTGAAACGCTAGAGGGTCGCTTGCGGCTACCAGTGCTTGCGACTTTTCGTTCAGCGTTACCAGCATCTTCAGTTCCTTCGAGTGACTCTCCTGAAGGTCCTGAATCTGCTTCCGCTTCGACAGCTCCTGCAACACTAGCAGCGTCCAAGAGGCTAGGACCAACACGGTCAGCAAGACGAGTAAGTAAATCTCCATAGTTCTCCTTGAGTGCGTCAGAGTAGCCCTTGTCGTACCACTCTTGTTCTTTGAGTTCGACAGAGGCAGGCTTGCCTTCGTCTAAGATTCCTGCAACACGCGCCATCTCGCGAATGACATCGAATGACAGATAGATGCGTCCACGCTCAATGTGCATACGACCCACATCAACACCTGTGTCGACAAAAGGGCCGTCTGTGGTTTTGCTAATCCAGCAATTTCCAGGGGCAAGAATCGGGGTCTCGATGACCTTGAATCGGCTTGTCATGTTTCCTCCTAGTAGTAGTCACCGTAGGAGCTGACTGTAACCCAATCTGTGTCTTGGTCTTCTACGAATGTGACTTCGGGGTCGTTCTGCATACGCAGAAGCAACTCCTCGTATCTTAGCGTAGTCGGCGGAGTTTTCGGTACTTCAATGTTGATGGGTGTCAAGTCAGGGCGTGTCGTAGCAAAGTAGCGAGCCGAGTCAAAAGCGTGGTCGTCTTTCTTATGCACGACTTCTTGCTTGTTCATCTCATACGCAGTCTTGTCAGAGCTGTAGGTTCCCCAGCGCAACTTCTTCATTTCGCGCAGGAAGTTTGTACAGTTGCGAGAAATGACCCACTTGGGTCGACCCTTACCCCAGTAGCTGTCATCACGGAATCGGAAGTAGCCTTGCATCTTCTCAATACCGACCATGACATCGTGCGGGATGCCTTCGACATTGATGTAGATTCCGTTGAGCGCGTACTCCTGCAAGATGCTAGTGCCAGTGATTCCGCTACGCTGGCGCATTGCGGGGTCGCCCATACGCTCAATCTGCTCAGGGTCTTTGCCCCACGACAGTTCTCGCTGACGAACTGTAGCAGCATGCTCCGACACAATCATGTTCGTCTGATAGTGCTCGGCAAAAGTCACGATGTCGCCTTGCGGAGACACGGCATGCCACAGCCACGCAGTCGGGTTGTTTAGACCGTGGTCAACGGATGCATAGATAGCCCAGTGCTTAGGAACATCGGAAGGGCTAAAGTCCACAACATGTCGTTCAAAATCAGAGTTGAAAGTAGGAAATACCAGACCCGAACGAGCCACAAACGAACCTTTTTCACGAATGTCACGCTCTTCCTTGTCCATTCCCATCATGTAAAAGTTCATGTCGTCTTTGTCTGCCTGAATGTACGGATTCTGCTCAGCAGACAGGGTAAAGGTGTCGATGCCCAGTGACGGGTCTGTAGTAGCAGGTTCCCACAAAAGGTCAAAGGTCCAGCCCATACCTTTGGTCGGCGTTGCAGCAATGACCCAGAATCCGTTGTAGTCGATGAGACGCATCATCGATTCGTTGAAGATGTGCTGGGGCGGTTCCTCGTCAAAGAAGATTCCGTGTCGGGGAACACCACCAAGTTTCATCATGTCCATACCCCAGGTCACGAAGTCAATCGTTGACCCATTGGCAAATGTCAGGATGTAGTTTGAACTGTCCCAGCTCTTATCCCAACTTCCGTCACGCAGATACGACTTGGGAATCCATCGTTGCATCTTGGGCAAGATGATTTGCTCAATACCTTTGGCAACATCAACTACAACAAAACGCAACTGCAACGGACCGTTGCCCCACTCTTCGGGTCGTTTGAGATACGGATGGCTGTTAGTTGCCCACCAAATTGACTCGACAACTTCAGCGTCTGTCTTTCCGCCTCGGTTTCCTCCCGACACAAAGCGTCCGCGAGCAGACGACTTGTGGAATCGCAACTGCTCGGGGTAGTCTTTCTCGCCGTAGTTGAGGATGTTTGGCTTGTGGATGCTCTGGTCAAGCTCAAACAGCGCAAGTTTGAGGAGCTCATCAGCTGACGGCTGTTTCTTAGTAGCCATGCTACTAACTTACCTTACTTGGTAGGTTCGGTGCCTTCAGCGGGCTTTGCTTGCTTTGCGTTTTCGGCTTTCATAAATGCCTCAAAGTCAAGGTTGCCCTTGCCCGTCAAGTGCGAGCCACCTTTACGAATCGACAGGTGAAGGTGCGGGCCGTAGCCTCGTTCCTTACCCAGCCCTGATGCACCAGATAGACCAATCACATCGCCAGCCTTGACGGTCTGACCTACTTTGACGAGAACTTTCGACAGGTGCAGGTAGTCAGCCTTGTACGAGCCGTGTTGCATAAGCACCATGCGTCCACCAGCACCGCTGACATTGTTGACTGTCTTGTTCACTTTGCCGTCAGCAATGGCTTTGACCTCTGTTCCCATAGCAACGGGGTAGTCAACGCCAGGGTTGACTGAGCCACGGGCTTTGTGGTCTGCGAAGTTGTCTGACAACTTCTTCATTGATGTCGGGCGATACCAAACCATTACTTTTTGCCTTCTTTAGACCGAACAGTCTCGATTGCAGAGTTGATGGTCGCGTCAAAGTCCTCGTCAGCAACCTTGCCCTTTCCTGCGAAAATAAACGCAAGTGCGGCAACGATACCGAGAACACCCATAAGGGCACCGAACGCGGCGGACTGAATAATGTCCATGCCAATGACAGCGCCTGCACCAAGACCAGTAACTCCTGCGCCAAGGGCAAACGCAGCGACACGGAAGATTCGCTTGGTAAGTGTTTGCATACTAAGAGTTTAGCAGGTCTATTCTGCAGAAAGACTATTTAGTAAATCCAACATGGCTTGAAGTACAGGCTCAATTCCTCCAGCCTTGTCAATAAGCTCCATTACTGTCATTGAAGTAAGGTCTTCGCGTGTAATCACCGTTTCTCCTAAGTTTTGATGATGTAGTTGAGCACGATGTACGGTTGCAAGTTATTGTGAGCGCCACCCCCACCAGTATTTGCGGCAGCAAGAGTTCCGACACCGTGTGAGTGTGTATCGGAGTCTGTAGCTGAAGTCCCTCCAGAAATCAGGTCAGCTTGCGTAGGAGACTGATAGGCGTAGCCGCCGCTAGTTCCTGACGCAAAACGAGTACGCGACACAGAGCCAGACGAGTTGAACGCCATAAATCTGTCACCAGAAGCAGGTGCGTGGCTGTGTGTATCGCTTGCTGTCGAACCAGAAAGCGTGTGCGTGTGCGACGGCATCTCTGCAGTAGTCAGAGTAACTGTCTCAGCACCACCAGTAGCCCCAAGCGTTGCAAATGTCCCAGAAGCGGCTTTACCGACAGGAACCCTAGTACGAAGGTCGGGAACATTAGAACCAACAATCGCGGCAAGTGCGGAAGTTGCAGCAGCTGAACCGTCACAGATTTGCCAGCCAGTAGGCGCGGTGTTTGTGTACCACATCATCATGGCACCTGTAGGAACTAACCCAACAGTTGTGCCAGGAACATTTGTCCACATACTGCTGGAATTACGCTGAATAATGTCTCCAGTAGCAACGCTTGAGAAGTCGACATCATGCAATTCGTTTAGCTCGTAGCCGTTTTGCACCTTGACTTGGATTTTGCCATTATTGGATTGCGAACGAGACACGACTCCGAGGTAAACAGAGTGCGCGGGCTTTGCAGGAGGTGAGCCAAACACAAAGCCACCAGCAGTTGAGGAAAGCCACACAGATTGCCCGACAGTTGCGGCGCTTGTGTCGAGTCCTTCGATAACACCTTCGTTGACTACATAGCCAAATGACCCATTTGTCAGTTCTTGCTTGAGCAAACCAAAAGTCTTAGACGAAGTTGCTTCAGTGTCTGCGTCAGCAAGCGCTACAGTTACAACATTTGCTGAGGTATCCGCACCCGCAATGTACACAACTGAGCCTTTAGGCAGCGTCGAGCCAGTTGCGTTCTTGACATAGGTTTCGATGTTGTACGCAATGTTGTCAGACCACGACACATCGTAATCAGTTGACGAGTTTTTGATGATGATTTGTCCTGCGGTACCACCAGTGGGCATACCATTAGGCGCGTTAGGCGCGTTTACCCATTGCGTGTCGTAATCTGTGTTACTTGCCTTAGCGAGGATTTGATTAGTTGTACCACCAGCCTGAAC